ATAAGTAATTTGTTCAGATCCAATTAATAATGTACCAGTTGTTGGAAACTGCCAAACTGAATCAAGTGTTAAAGTTGTATCTGCTGCAGTAATTGCACCATTTAAATAACTTAAAACTCCATCAGAAGTACCATCTGAAGATGATCTATAAATTGTATAAACAGTTTGACCTTCTACCATTGAGATAGAATTTTCTGCAACTTCCCAATAATGAAGTCCCCTGTTGCCCCATTCTTGAAATAGAATGTTAAGCGAGCGACGAGCGGCTTTCATTTGGTTACCTGTATTATTTACAAGACCAATTCTTTCGTAAGACTCTTCTATGATCTCATCAATAGTAAAAGTTTTTTCAAAAACTGTAGTGCCTGAAGAGGTAGCCATACTAGCCTCCTACTTTTCTATAAATAGTGTAACAGTTAAACTTGTATTTGAAACAACTCCAATGCCATCAACTATTCCTGTTCCATTTCGTTGTGCGTATAACACACCATCTTCTGGAAGATTTAAAGTTTCAGTTTGATTAGCTCCAACAGCAACAGGTATATAAACTTGTGTGTTAGTTGAAGTGCTTACTGTAGTAGTATTTGCTAAACCATTAATAATACATGTTCCAGCAGTACCTGTTCCATTTTGTACCATGTAACCTCTTAATCTAGTAGGTCCAGTAAACAAAACTAAAGTAGTAAGGTTAGCTGCACATATAACCGGTTTTACATCTGACTTCATATTTTTCTCCTTATATTAAGGAGCCCTTTCGAGCTCCTTAAAAAATTATTTATTAAGATGATGCTACAGCTACTCTTGTATCAACTCTTAACCATTCAGCACCATCAGAAAATGCATAAACTGCATTTCCAGAAGCACCGTTAGAAACGTAAACTAAAGCTCCAGCATTTACTGTTGCTAATAATTTTGTTCCTGATTCACTTCCTGAAGTGATAGTTAGTGTAGTTGCATTAGTTGCTGTGTAAGGTACTTTACCACCTTGCTCAGTATCATTTGCTCCAGATCCACCCGCATTTGGGTTTGGTCCACCAATAATTCCATTTAGTGATACTACTGGACCTGTAAACGTTGTATTTGCCATGTATGTTCTCCTAGTTATTCCAATACCGTCTCTAGGCCGTCGACTATACGCGTCGATAATGGAAAGTTAATGTATAGTGCTTAAGATATAACTGAATTTATTGAATAGCGCAAGGGATACCTGCATCGAAAACACGCTTTTCGGATATAAATAGCTAGGTTTTAGCTAGCTACAGAAAACTCAGGAGCAGCTAATTCTACTTTAATTTGTCTAAAAGCCATTTCAGCTTCAGACATTTTAATCTGGTTAATGACGTCTTTTATCTTCTCGTCAATCTTAACCATATCAAGAGTGTATTTACCCTCTTGAATGTAGTGTTGCTCCCAATCAAGTTCTAACAACCTTTTCTTCTTGTAAAGGTCTTGAACTGATATCATCTACAACCTCCTCATAGGTTATCCAGCATTTAGATGTTGAAAACATCCTATTGCTGTCTTTAAGTAATATACCTTTTTTTCCTATTTTGTCAAGGATAGCTTGTTCTATACTTTCTGCACTATCTTCTGCTTCAATGTTAAAATCAGCCATGTGACCATAAGCTCTAATTTTTACTTGAAACAATTTTGTCATAATTCATTCTTTCTATCAGATTAATGAAGCCTCATAAAGAGGCCCCACTAAATAAAAAATGCTTAAATATTAAGCAGATCCTTGTGATCCGAAGATACCTCTAGGGTCAGACCAGCCGAAGCTGTATCTTTCTCTAGCTTTGTATCTAACGTTACCAGTATCAAAATCACCTTCCATAGCAGTTTTGATAGGTGCTCTTACGAACATCTTCATACCGTTTGGAACGTCAGTTTTGATAAAGAACGCGTCAGTATCAGTTAAGAAATTGTTAACCACATAACCTTGTGGAACCATTCCCATTGATCTGATTGCGTTTGTATCGTTGTCAGCAGTACCAGTTCTTAACGCTGATTTCATTAATCTTTCCGCAGTGAATTGTAATTCTTTTGGAATGATTAATTTAACACCCTGAGCTGCGATTTTTAAACCACGTTCATCAGTGAATGCATTGATATCAATCAATGATTGTTCTAATGAAGTTTCGTTTAAGTCAGCTTGAGTTGCTAGCGTGTTGCTGAATGAACCAGCAATAGTTGGGTGAGAAGAGTTTATTAAAGAAACTCCGTCGCCACCAACGTATGATGAACTAAATGAATTATTTAGTACATTCGCTGCAGTTACCTGCTTAGTGTTTGCCATAGATCTTGCTAGTGCTTTTGTATATCTAGACGCAAGTCTATCATACAAGTTGTCCTCAATCGCTTCTTCAGTGATTGCGAAAGCAAGTGCTACAGTGTTATGAGTGTATCTAGCAGTGAAAGTTTCTTGCGCGTTGTCAAATACAACTGCAGATCCTTCCGGCTTGATTTCCGCGTTAGCGAATCCAGATAACATTACTTCCTCTTCGAAAGCTCTGTCTGAAGTCTCAACATCGAAAATTTCAAGGTGCTGATTCTCGTATCTCTTATATTCCAGGCCGAATAGTGCATTCAATCCTGGCTCTAGTTCTTTAACTAGTTGTCCTCTTGATATAGCCATAATTTATCTCCTATATTCCTGTAAATTGTTTATAGAAATGATTATTAACGATAGCAGTTACTACTACGTTTGTAGAGTAAGTTGTAGCATTTAATAATTCATTATTGAAGCCTTTTGCAACTCCAATGACACGTAATTGAGCTCCAGTTGAAACTGCTAATTGCGATGTATTAATCTCAACTTTAGACACGTAATTAGCTGAAGATCCAGCTGTATATACTGTGTTTCCGTTTAAGAAAATATCCGCGATAGCAAGACTTGAACTAGCTTGTATTTCGTATCTCTCATAAGGGTCGTCCGTCACGAAACCAACGATATCAGTAGCTGTATTAGAAGCTGCTAAATTGTTAGCCCATGTCGGTTTTTTAGTTGAAGCATTTGTATAGAATACTCCGTTTAGTGAACCTAATAATTGGTCATTGTTATCAGCTACCGTAATGTAACCAGTTGCCGCTGCTGTTACTGGATCATTTTGGTATATTGCTGATGAACTTGCCGCAATATTATATTCACTTAAACCTTGAGCATCTCTATTTTGTCCAACTTTGCCAATTGGTAATAGACCAAAAGGCGCGTCTGCGTTAGCCATAGTTTTTTTCCTTGTTTAAGTTTTTATTTACTTTGTTGATATCACAAAAAAATTATTTTTTGTTCGTACCACCAAAAGTTACACGAGTCTGCCTCTCACTATTGATTGGCATACTTGGGTGCTGATCCTTGTAGACATCGTTGTTAATTGCATCTTCTCGTTCCTTAGTCCTTTTTGCAAAGTACTCGTCACGAGCTTTTGCGAGTTCTACCGGTATCCTTGCCAGCGCAAGGCCACCATGTCCAATTACACCCGCGTATTTTCCTTCTTGAATCGTTGAGTAAGTTTCACCTGGATATTCATCAGCTCTCACTAATTCAAATCCTGATCTTAACTTATTCGAAACGTTTTTAGAGTCATCCTGACCTAAAATTTCAAGTCGAATCCAACGGTGTTTAAAACCGTCTTTTGGGCGCGGTGCATCCAAACTTGATGGTGGAGTCCAAGTTGTAGGTCTCTTTTCAGTAGCCCTAGTTTGGCTCGCACGTGGGGTCTTCATTTTATCGTTTTCCATATGCCTATACCTCCTTCGTGATATTTAATTGTTTCGCATATTCTTCTAATGGCACTCCTAATTTTTTAGCGATTGCAACTTGAGAAGGCGTGAGTCTCACAGTTTTGCGACCAGGTTTTACACTTCGCTTCGCTGAAGCTACTACTTGTGTCGGTTTGGTCGTTTCCGTTGTTGCATTCTTATCAAATTTATGGGGAAACTCAAGTCTTATTCTTTTATCAATTTCCGCATAATATTCGTCACTTTCAGCATCATAACCTTCCTCATCAATTAACTGTCTATGGATGTCAAAAGCCGTGTAAGTCATAGGTTTATCTTTACCAAACCATTGGTTTTTTTCTCCCCATGCTTCAGCTCTTGGACTTCCAATAGGCGCGTTTTGTTTTGGAACGTTTACTTCTGAAATTGTATTTACTTGCTTAACTGGCTCTCTCGATGCAAGTTCCTTCATTTCTTGAAGTCTTGCTTCTTCATAACCTAGTTTTGCAATTTCTTTTTGAGCTTCAATTTCTATCGCAATATCTCCAGCTTCTCTTGCTAAACCTAATTTAGCTTTTGCTGCTTCTAATGCTGATACAATTTTAGACTCTCTGTCTTTTAAAGATGATGTTTCTAAAGAACTAAATCTTTTTGTAAGTAGTTCTTTTTCAGCTTTAACTGTTTGTGCATAACGTACAGCTTCTTCTCTCTGACGTTCTGCTTCTCTCATCTTTTTAGTTAGTTTTGCAATTCTTCTTTGCACTCCTTCACTATAATCTTCTAATTCGTCTTTCTTCGCTTCTGTCTTAGCCTCCTGTTTCTCGCTGCTTGTATCTAGCTTCTCGGAGCTAGCGGCAAGGGGCTTTTCTTCTTTTTCTACTTCTTTAACATTTGATTCTTTTACTTCAAACTCAGGTTCTGGTTTTGTTGTGTCTTCAAACTCAACATCAACCTCTGGTCC